TGGCATCCTCAACCACCAGCGGCGAGCGCATCAGCGCCATCTCGCCGGGCAGGAAAGGCGGCGCGCCAGGCCGCACCGCGTCATCACCATGTATCCAGCGCCGGATGCGCGTGTTGATCTCGGCCACGCGGGCGTTGGTGTAACAGAGATAGCGTGCGAAGTCGGGATCGGCCTGGAACGCCTCGCAGGTCATGGCACGGCGCAGCCAGGCGTCCGCGTCGGCGCGTGGCGGCACGAATACCCCGGTCTTCTCCAGCGCCGTCCCAGGCGTTCCCCGCGCCTCGCACGCCCAGGACCAGTCCATGGGAAGGTCGGGGTTGTCCTGTGTGCCGCGGATGACGGACGCGGCGGCGATGATGGGATTGCCCTCGGCCTGGCGGGTGATCTTGTCCAGGTGGCTCGCGGGCATCACGTCGAAGGCGCGGCTTTCCGCCTCGCCAACGGGAGGAATTTGCGCGCGGTCGCCGATCAGCACCACCGCCTTGCCGGCGAGGTATCGGTCGATATGCTGCATCAGCGAACTGTCCAGCATGGACGCTTCATCCACGAAGATCAGGTCTTCGGGAATTGGCCTGGCATGTGGCACGCGGACGAACACCTGACGATCGCCTTGCGCCTTGGGGCGTAGTGATAGCAAGGCGTGGATTGTGCCGCAGGGGATATCGGGCACCTTGCGGGCCAGCACGGCGGCGGCCTTATGGGTCGGCGCGGCGAGGCGCACGGTGCGGCCACGCGCCATGTGGTCGGCGGCCATGGCCTGCACCAGCGTCGTCTTGCCGGAGCCGGCCACGCCGGTCAGCAAATGCGGGCGCCGCATGACAATGGACGCCTCGATTTGCTCGCGTGCCCGCGCCTGGTCCTCATTCAGTTCCACGTTGAAGGTCATGTGTCCCGCACTGGTTTCACGTCGTCATCAATCAGCGGCACACGCAGGAACTCCGGTGGCCTGCCGCGCCAACCTCGAATGTAATAGTGGTCCTCTTCCTTGACCGCCACGAAATGAATCGGCCAAAGGAAGAGGTCCGTGATCACACCGCCGATGGTTTTGTCCGGGTTGAGCCATAGTTCGCCGGTGTGCGATGGCGGCTCGTTTGGCGGCTTGAACGAGCGGTCAGTTTTTTCCGGCATCAGAACGGAATCTCATCGTCCAGATCACCCCCGCGTGGAGCGTCCCAAGATGGAGCGGGCGACTTCGCGGGCGCCGCCGCTTTTGGCGCTGCCGGACGTGGTGACGCCTTGGCCTGGCCATTCCTGGCGATGTAATCCGCCACGGAATTGTTGGCTGGATAATCGCCCTGAGCGGGCTTGATACGCAATTTCAACTGACCCTGCTTGCCGACCATATCGAACGGGTCAAGATTCCCTTGATCGTATTCCGATTCAATGCCGATGGATTCACAAAAATGGCGGACCTTGCTTTGCCATTTTTCATCGGGAAGAAGGTAGTCGAACACTGTTCGTTTGTTGCCTTCCGCGTTGAAAACATGAAGTGTCAACTTCACCATGTCATTGCCTGATTTGCTGCGATCATCGGCCGCGTCATGGACCTCGAAATCGTAATCGCCGGGGCGCCACGGGGCGAATGCGTTACTGGCGGCATCGGCGACTTCCTTGCTTACAGGTGTCGGAATACGCATGTCATTTACTCCAAAGTAAGGGGATCATCTCGACCAGTTTTCTGGTGAGTTCGTTGGCCTGTCCAGCGTCGATCCAGGTGCGCCGGACAGTTTTATCCCCAACGCCTATCGACAGATAGCGTTGGCCGTCTTTCGGATCGTACACAGCCTCGATATGTAAATCTCCGATCCGATCGCGCGCCAGTAACTTTGGCGATGTGGACGCGACCGGAACGACACGCATCACACGTTTTCGATGGCGGCTATCCTGTTCCGCAGATAGGCGATGGCCTTGTCGGCGCGATGCGATTCCATCTCGTCCCACGATGCGACGTTCGCGGCGGCGAGCCATTTGTCCACGGTGCCATCTTCCAGCTTGACGATATCCAGTAGGTGACTGATCTCCGCGCGTTGTTCCGGTGTGATCAGATTGACCGGTTGCGATGGCTCTCGGATCACCGCGATACCGTACATCCGGGCGAAGGTGTCGTAACTGAATTCAAATGTGCTGGCCTCGGGGAACGCGGCGATGCGGGTTTTCCGCACCCGCCCGATCCGGCGTGGGCCGGCTTTCAGCACCTGCACGGCCAGGTCCAGTTCGTACTCAAGCCTGGGCCAGCAGTCGAAGATGGTGCCGATCTGCTCGCGCTCGCCATTGGCGCCCTTGCCCCATTCCGCGATTTCGCCGCAGATCAGGATCACGTTCATATCCAGGCGAACCAGCCAGTTGACCATGTGGCGCATGTAGTTGACGGCGGGCTTGCGGTCGGCGCCGAACTCGTTCTTCTTGCCAGCATCGGACAACCGTTCCGCCTCGCGGGCGATTTCGTTGGCGAACAGTTTGGTCGCGCTATCGATCACCAGCGTCTTGCGATCATGGCTTTCGGTGGCGAGCGCCTTGATCTGGCCCATGACGACATCGAAGGATGAGGCGCCATCGTCGGGACCGAGATAGAGACCACCCGAGGCGCGCAGCTTCTCGACGTATTCCGGTTGCGTGGCGCCGCCTTCCACGTCGATCATGTAAACGTCGGGGAAGTCCAGCGCGAAGTAGGTCTTGCCCACACCAGACGCGCCGTAAACCAGGATTTTTGGTTTGCGCAGCTTGACCGCTTCAGGTTTCACGGCCAGCAGCTTCGATCTCTTCGTCCTTATCGCGGCGGTTCCGTCCGGCATGGGACTTCCTTTCAGGATGGGTATCGAGCAACCGCCGCAGCAATTCCGACACCGTGACATCGAGGCGTTTCGCCTCAACGATCAACCACGCCATTTGCGGGCCGGTCAGCGCGAAAGAACGTTTGGTCACTGTCGCCATGGGAACCATATAGGCATATAACGGAACCCCTGTAAACCAAAAAAACGCGGACCATCCGGGCCGTCCGCCTCGCCCAACACCTCACGGTGTATCTCTGTTCATGCCGATTCCAAAGCGAGCCACGCCTGGTTCTCCGCGTATTCCCACATGTACGAATTGGATGCGTAGCACCACGCGGCGGGGATAGCCTTGAACGAAATCCCGTTGAACATGGCGATCCACCGCGCGCTCATCTCGGATCGAGGAAAGTTGGCCGCGATACTGGTAAAGCCCGCCGCGCGCAGTTGTTCCGGCGTGACCGGCGGTGGTGTCCAGGGCGTCATCGTCCCTTCCTCGAATAGAGGCGTGGCGAGTTAAATATACTCAGTCCCGGTATCTCGCGCGCGCCCTGTTTGATCGCCAACTTCACCGCGGCATCGTTCACCATCAAAAACTGTCTTGGGACCAAATCCGGGTGCGTGATCCCATATTCCCAGTTGTCGCTCAACCCGGCGACCGAGTTATGCACGCTCCGCACCCGCGACAACTCAGGCAACGATGCCGTGGCCCGCGCCTCGGCCTCCTGAGCGGCCTGTAGCGCCTCTATGGCTACTTCCCCATCGCCGCCACGGTCAGCCGCCTGTAGCGCCTCCTGGGCCGCCGCGGCGAGGCGTTGCGCCTCTCGTTCCGCCGCCTCGCGTTCGGCCTTGGCCTTGGCCGCGAGGAAGGCGGCGATGCGCTGCTCGATGATGGGCAGCAGGACTTCGAGGCTGTCCTTGATCCGTTTGGCCATACCATCGATCAATCGTTGCGCGCCCAGGACCGGCTTTTTGATCCGCTCCCGCGTCACGTCGCAATCCGCGATCCCGGCCTTCACCTGTTCGCGGAAGTCGGTGGCGATGCCGCAGATATGCTCGTCGGCGATGCCGTCCCGCGTGGCCACCAGGAACCGTTCGTAGCGGTCGCACAGCTTTGTCGCGGCCTCACGGTGCGGGAGGTAGGCTCCGTCCAGCCAGTCCGTCAGGAGCGCGGGATCGAGTGCGGCGCCAAGGTCCACGACCGGACGATTCGGCAGGCGTTCGATGTCGGCGGCGAGTTCGGCGGTTCGCATATCAGATGTCCTTTGGTTCAAACAACCGGCATATTTTTCCCGCGATCTCGAACTCCATCCGGCGTCCCTCAACAGGAGATGGTCTTTTACGCTGTAGATACGCCTGCTCCATTTCAGCCATGCCGAAAGAAACCAGTTGTCGAACCTGATTGATCAGTTCACAGGACTTCATCAGATCGACGATTTCACGATCAGTCATGTCTTTTATGGGTTTCACGACGTTTCCTAGAATGTTTCGATTGTGCGAATATCGACTCGTTCCCCCGGCTTGTCGGCGGGATGATCGCGCAGGCGGAAATACTCGGCATCCGTGCATCGCTCGCCATAGAGCCATACATCTTCCACCGGCGCCGACTGGTAGCCGATCTCGGCTTGCAGGATGCCCATGACGGACCAGATGCGAGCCGCGCACCAGGGACCGTTACGAACCACGCGAATCTTGAAGCGGCCCGGTTCCGGCGCGTCGATCCGGCGCGAGGGTTGCTTCTGATCAGCCATCATCGTTGTCCTCGCCTCGCATCGAGCAACCCAGGAAATATCCCAGGGCCAGAAACAGCAGATCGTCCGGCGCGCGATACCCAAAGGCAACCAGCAGCATGTCGAACGCCACGACCGCGACCGGCAACGCTGTCCATCTCATGCGGTCAGCCATCGGCGTGGTCCTTCTGGTAATTCACCTTCAACCCCAGCGCCGCGAGGATACGCGGCCCCGGCGGCGCGCGGCCGTGCAACACCTGATGCGCGTAAGATGGGCTGAAACCGTGTTGCCGCGCGAACTCGCGCAAGGAACCGGCGGCGTCGATCCGGTTTCGTAGCAGCGTCAGGAGCGCGTCTTTGTTCATGCGTCGTGTTTAGCGTTCCATGAACGGCTGTGTCAACAGATTACTTTCCGCTCTCCGGTTCTCGCCACAGATCCACCCGCCTTGCGAGATCGGGGTCACAAGCGGGTTCTCCTCGTTCATCCCGGTGGTTGGCTATAATTCGTTCACACCATTGAAGTAACTGATCATCAGTCATTCTATGACGCATCAGATTGACGATCACACATACCAGGCGAGTGTTCGCCATTGAATATGGCCCGTCATGATTTATTCGGTCCAGACTGACCTTAGTTCCGTCCTGGCCCCATATATTACCAGAGCCGGACTGCCTGACACGTGTCATGGCTACACCAGAGATAGCGCACCGCCCATCTTGTTTAGTCCACGTCTCTTCGAACCACGTGCGGGTCAGGTCAAACCCAGCACTTCCCTTACGGATTTTGGCTGATCTAAGTAGTGACGAAACTACATTTTCAGTCCATCGCTCACGCTTTTGCTTACAGAGGACGCACAGAGAATCGTGTCCACCTGTTGGTTGGAATATATCACCGCAGACGGAGCATTTAGCTGGGAAAAAACGTGCGCCTTTGATCCGCCTTGTTTCGCGACCAGCAGCATAATTCTCAATTCTCATTTTTCTATTGGCGGCCAGGGTACACGTTTTCTCACAGTAGATTCTTAGAGCGTGAGGCCGTATAAAAAGCTTCCCACAGTAACCACATGATAACTCAATCATTGGCTTGGCACGTCTGGTTCTGATTGAGGGATTCTCAGACACTTGCGGCTTCCTGAAATAAGTCATCTCGGAGAATGATATTCTCAGACGCCATTTTCTCAAACACAGAGTATACTCTTATTCTGTTATTATACCCTGATATAATACCCACGCACGCGACGAACCGCGTATCCTTCGGCGGGGAGGGCAGAATGTAATGGATCAGGCCGCAGCGTTGCCCCGGTTCCAGCGCGTCGAGCATGTTCGCGATCAGCGCGTTCGGTTTGGGGTACATCGCCGCTCCGGGCGAATACGATGCCGCGTCGTCCAATGAATAGGGCGGATCGGCCAGCATCGCCTTGAAACCGGGTGGCAGCGGCCGGCGCGCATCTTGCAGAAAATCGGGCGCGCATTCCGGGTCCATGTCGAGGGTCTGGTCGTTGGGTCCGAAGCCGCCGCGGTAGGGGTAGAGCCGCGCGAGGCCACCGCAAACGTGCAGCACGGGATCGTTGATGGTAACGCCCAGCAGGGCGCGGGCGCGCTCGGGGAAGCCTCCAAGGTAAGAACCGTAACGCTTAATGCCGCCTTTTAGTTTGGCACGAGCAAGAAACCACGTATCTGCCAGCGGCCTGTAATTGGTCATTCCCCCTCCCCCCGCGCGGCGAACAGGTCAGTGGGTCTCGGATCGAAACACTCAAGGCAATCGCCTCCGCATTCCGGCGCGGCACAACGACCAGTGGATTCCCGACCCGCCGTTCGAATGAACTGTTGTCGCCGATCCTCCGTGAGTTCGTTCCACGATCCGGTGCGACCAATATGCTGTGCATACCAGGCGCGTGCCCTTTTTTCAGCCGCGATCACGCCACCCGCCTCCCGAACCGCTTCAGCCAGCACGCGCGGCACAGCACGACGCAAGCCACGCCCGCTTCGGTGGCCTTTTGTCGGCGCGTGAAAAGGTCGATGGCATCCAGCCGCACCGGCGCCAGGCCGGGCCGGATGGCGAACGGCGGGGCGCCACACGGGCAGGCGGCGGTGGTGAGCGTGGGGTCAGATGTCATGTTCCGCACATGCCCTCGCAATCCTCGCCAAATAAATTGGCTTGTCCGCGCTCCTCCCACGAGCGCAGATCGACCTCATCGATGGGCACGCGAGCCGGGTGCATGAACTGACCGGTGGCCGCGAGGCGATGCGAGATCGCGACGGTTGCCGCCCACTCAGGTTGCGCGCGACGATCCTTCCAGTCGGCGGTTGAAAGTAGCGGGCACCCGCAACAGGCGCTTCGTGGCGTGTCGAGCCCCCATCTGTCCAAACGACCACGGCAATCCGCGCGGGTCATCTCGCGCTCGATCAATGGCCAACGATTGTTGATATAACCGACACGCGACGGCTTCATGCGGTGCGCCTCATCGCGGCTGATGCCAATCCACATTTCACAGCCGTCTTTTGGCGTCTTGTCACCCAGGAGTTCGCGAACCTTACGGCGGATCGGGACTAATTTGTACCAGTTCGTGCATTGCCGCTTGCCGATACCGTTCGGCAAAGTGAACCACGGAATTGGATTGAAACCGTCAGTCGCGATGGTGTCGCGAATATCTCCGTTGTCCACGCGAATGACGGGAAACGGCAGTAACTTTTCAAGGCGGTTCAGAT